CATCTTTTGCAGAGTCATCCATTCTCCTAAATAGGTCGGTCATAAAATTTCTTATTTCATTAATTTCTGAGACATCTGTGGAGTAAACTGTAAAGAGAATTTGCTCACAGCATATTAGCCAGTTGTCCTCGTATGAAAGACCAATCTTGTCATAAATTATATGCTTTTTTCCACTCAAGAATTGGTTCATTTCTGGAGATTGTTGGACTGGAATAATAGGGACTATTGCACTTCCTACGTTATCGCTATAATAATCATCCTCATCAAATATCTTTGCCTCTAATAGTTCTGCCCATAAGAATTTTCTTATTTCTAGCATAGCGTCTAATTTAAAATTGGCTGTCATATCATTGACGCTCCAAATGCTTTTTCTGATGCTGCGTCCGCCATTGATCTAATTAAATTTGGAGAAAATGAGTACTTAACTGTTCTGATTGTGGCTGGAATTCTTAGAGCCCTTAGTGACTCTGAATTAAATAGTTCTTTAAATCCAGATTTTTTAATAGAACTATTTACCAATTCCCCACTAAAGAATCTTGAATATTGTAATTTAAATTGATTCATTACACTAGTTCCTCCTGGCCTTTTAACGGTCACTGAGGCACCTTTAGGCATAAACACTGTATTACCATCAACTTCAAATACTAACCTCTCAGAATGGCGTGGAGCAATTTTAAGGGGCATGCCAGCTTCCATGATAGAAGCTTTTGCTGCAAATACATGTCTACGTTTACTATTTGATGCTGGGACTAATGACTTAGACATAAGGAATTCAAAATCAATTTTAAACGATATTCCTTCAGAATCTATAGATGTTAACTTAAATAATCTAGCATTCTTATTTCCAGACTTTTTCCATTCATATACATGGTGAAATGATTTAGGCTTTGTTCTTGCCTGAGCATCTATATAATTTCCAAAATCTTTTTCTATTTGAGTAAATACTATTTTTTTAAAAGAATTTTTAAACTTTTTGCTATTACTTAGTTTGGCTATTACATTAGCTTGGTAATATAAGGCTGCTGATATTTGCGCCACATTACTATCATTAATGGCGCCCTTTGGATTTTTATTATACATTAATCTCTCAAGACCAGAAGCAGCCTGGAGAAGCATTGCGTTAGATTCCAATTTGCTGATTCTCCGATCTCTTTAGGGATGAGTTATAAGCAATCACTCTTCCAAATGGATCTGTCATTGGTGTTGTTCCCATTACTTCAAATACTGTTGGGGTCTCGTTTGGATAATTAATTTCATTCCAGATTGTGTTACCCTCAACATCTCTTATGTTGGTTACTTTTTCTCTGGCCGTTAATTTTTCAGAAGTTCTTACCTGGATGATTTGATCATTTAAATACTTGTTTGAAAATATTTGTTTGTCGCTAGAACGAGTCGTTGCAGAGTTGCTGATTACACCCTTTGCGTGACATGCAATTGTTTTATAGTAATTCCATTCTTTTACAATTGCGCCCGTATCTTCATTTTGAATTTCAGACTGTCTATAAACATCTAAATTCATAGACAAGACAGAGTCTACGATGCTACTCATTATATAATCTCTGCTTTAATTGTTAAGACATATTCGGCTAAAAGATTATCTGCTAGGGCATTACCTGTGCCAGTGTAGGCATCTCCCCTGTACTCAAAGTCCCAGTCAAATGTCGATATAGACTTTACGTACTTGTTGCGCCATACAGTATCTTTAGAAAAATAATCTTTCATCAATTCAGCTGTTGCTAATTCTACGTTCTCAGGAACCTTTTCCCAGCCAAATCTTGCAAATACTTTGTAGGGAACTCCAGAGTTAAACACTCCTGAATAATCGTGAATGCTTGGAGGAACCATTCCATTAGCAGTGTATACGGTATTGTCTACAATTCCTGCTCTATTAATTCTAATTCCATATCCGCTTTCAGAAATTTGAACTGGAAAGTTCCAGTTGTCAATATTGTTGATGTTATCTAAAAGCAATATGTCGTTTACGGACAAAGTGTGTAACTTATTTATTTTAGCTGGTAGAGGAAGGGTATCATACTCATGCCCATATACCATTACAGTTTCATCATAAAGATAAAACTTTTGACCTGTGTATTGCTCTATTTGCTTACGAGCATATCTTTCTGCTCTAATTAATTCCTTGTAAGACTTATATGATGGGTCTGAAGAATCTGTGCTGTATCCAAGATCTTGAATATAGTTAAAATCTACGTATGGAGTTATTACTTGTATCTCATCTGTTCTTACTACCGCCACTCCTCCCACGGAGTATTCCCAACTAACCTTTAATGTCTTGTTTCTATTTGTAAGAGCATAAGGGACGTTAACATAATATGTTCCAGGATTATTTTCGTCTAGGGTAGAAGTTATTGTGTTAAGTACGGTTGTTGATAGTACGGCAGGACTAATTGTTGCATCTAGCGTTACGTCATATATTTTTACAACAGGCAAGGCGTCAGCATCTGCAATGTCACCATTCCAAAAGATCTGATGGACAATCGGTGATTGTGAATTAATTAATATCTCTGCCATATTAAAAGGCTTAGATTAGTTATAGAAGTCTTGAACTTCCTTTGGTGTGGCTAATCTAAAACCTTCCTCCCTATCAAAAATTTCTTGAGCTTGTTCTTCAGACATTGCTACAAATGGGTGTGTACTTGTAAATGTAAATCCCATAGCATCGTATCTATGATTTGCTCTTTCCATTCTAACTAAAACTGAATCTTTGTCTTGACTCTTTTTAGCATCAAATCTTGGTAAAACTTCAATCTCTTCTTTATTGTCGTCTATGTCTTTAATAGTCTTTTGATATATTGACCATGTCACGCCTTCTTCAGCTAATGATGCAATGATATCGTTCTTGCTTTTTAATGCTTGTATGTCTACGCCAAAGTCTTCGGCTATTTTTTTTATTTCAGATAGTTTTAATGTCTCAAATGACATATATTCTCCTTAGTCTAGTTCTTTAATTATATCATTACTAAATTCAAATGAAAAGCCCCCAAAATTAATTGGGGGCTTTTATTTAGACTAATTCCTAATTAGGAAGCAATCTTAACGTTCTTTACTACTACCCAAGCGTCTGCTTGCTCAATTTGAACGCCAACACGAGTATACATTGTGTACTCGATTGAGTCCTTCTTTGGCCAGAAGAATCGGTATACAGTTACATCACGCTTGATACCAATAACTACGTTATTTGGGAATGTCAAGTGGACGTCACCGTGTGATCCTGTTGCTCCTGAGTATGAGCCAGTTTGTGTCTCGCTTAGTAGCGGAACTTCAACAATTGGAATACCAAATGCGAAAGGTGCTACGTATCCTGCTGGACCGCCTAGTGGCTGTACGCCTCCACGGATAACGCTTGAAGCGATATCTTGTGGGTTAGCTGATCCATCTGCACCAAGTAATGATGCTGAGTATAAGTAATCTTGAATCAAGTTTGAACCTGACAAGAAGCGAAGGTCTGTACGACGTTGCTTGTACTTACGTGGAAGTGCCTTTAATGCGCTATTAAATGTAGCACGACTAATTGCGGCTCCACCTGCATCTACTACGTGACCGTTTGCTTTTGCAAGCTTAACTGTTCCGTCAAATGCTTTGTAAAGTTGATCAGATGATAGAGCTGTGTTTCCGTTAAGAACCAAGTCTTCAATATCATTACCAGCCTGTGTTGCCATCAGACGTGCAATATGATCTTCTAGATCTGCACCTTCAATGTTGTCTTCTAGAGACTCAGTTGAAAGTTCCCAATCTAGACGTAACTTCTTTGTTGTCAAAGAAATTTTTGAGAATGTCACAGCAGAGTTGCCACTGTTTGCGTCATCTCCTTCTGTCGCAAGCTTCATAAGCTTTTCGCCTACGCCCATGCGATCAATTTCAGTTGTATCAGATTTCATTCTAACGGTACGTGCGACTTTACCAATTACGGTTGCGTCGAACATGTAGTCTAGAAATCGAGCTGATTGTTCTGGATTAAGTAATCCACCATTGCCACTTTCTGACCCTGTGTGAATTCCCTCTCCTCCAGTTGTTGAAGCGAAAGTGCCTGTGGCTGTTGTGCCAGTTGCAATTGCCTTTTCTAATAATTCATTGCTCATAATTTGTTTACCTACCCTTTATTTAAATAGTTCGTTTACGGAACCGAGGAAAGAACCATTCCATTTTGATTTTTGGATTTTTACTTCCTGAGACCCGCCAAGGTCTGAGGACTTCTTAATTGCAGTCTCTGATTCTACTGCATCGACACGCTTTTCTACACCATCAATCGTGTTTTTGATGTTCTCAACAGTTTTGTTGAGTTCTGAGTGTTGTTCTGCCAACTCTGATATTCTGGCTTCTACGCTCTTGCTAAAAGATTCAACTGTTTCTTTAATAGTTGTAACTTGTGCTGCATTTGCTTCTGAAGCCTTGCTTAGAGTTTCTGAGAAAAAGCCTTTTAGGTCACCTAACATTTTTGCAAAATCAGGTTCATCAACGACGACTTCTGAGACGTCTGCTGCTTTTTCAACGATTTCGGCAGAAGCATCTGCTACTACATCTTCTGTAACAGCTTTTTCAATTACTGCTTCTGCAGGGATTGAAACTTCTACTGGAGCAGTTTCTTCAACTGCTACTGTTTCTGTGTTTTCTGACACTTCATTACCTCCTTTTGCGTTTGCCTGTTTTGCTATTTGTGTTTCAGGCAACGTAAATCTTGACTTCTTAAATGAAGCAAGAATTTTATCTATTTCTTTTGCTTTGTTAACATCGTTAGTTTCTACCCAGCCAATTAAACTTGCTAGTTTGCCAGTTACTGGTGA